GCGCAGGGCCATGGCTAAACGCGGATCTCGATGAGGGGGATGGAGTCGCAGTCGACCGCGTATGTGGCCCCGCTCGCGCCGATCACGCGACGGCGTAGCTGATCGGTGTCAAACCGGCAGGGCACATCGAACTCGCCCGACCAGTCGAGCGTGTTTGCGGGCTGCGGGAAGAACGACGCGGTGCCGCCGGTGGCGGTGAGACCGCTGGTGTTGACGGCAACGGTGATGGCCGCGCCGCTCACGTTGGTGATCTGTAGAGGCGTGCCGTTGAGCAGTGCAGCCGCAGTGCCGATCACGCCGGTGAGCCACAGGCGGCCACCGATGACCAGGTTGGGCGAGAAGGCACTGGCCAACGTGACCACGTGCGCCGCGCCCACGGTGTGGCCGCTGACGCTGCGTGTCTGATCGGCCACAAAGGTGACGATGCCGGTGACCGTGTCAAGCGTGATGTTGCCGGCGCCGGCGCCCACCGTGACCGGGCTGCCGTTGCGGCGCACTGTGACCGTGCCAGCCACCGGTTTGCGGATGTCTCGCACGTGAGACAGCGCACCGCGCGCGTAGAGCTTCTGAAGCTGGTAGCCGGGCACGCCGAATCCGTTGCCGCTGGCACCAAGCAGCGCGCCACCATTGAGCGCCTGCAGATCACCGTCGCCGAATTCGGCCCGAAAGTCGCCCCAGTCCTTGAATCGAAAGCCGCGCAGCCGCCCCACCATGGCGTGGAAGTGCCGCTCGACCTCAGCAAAGTCAGTCAGCGTGCGCACCGCGATGGCAGCATCAAAGCTGCGCCGGCTCTGGCTCCAATTGGCGTTGCGCGACTCCTGGCCAGAGGCGAGCACGATCACGTCGGTCGAGAACGCAGGTCCACCAGACATGCCGGCGGCAATGCGCTCAGGAAAGCGCGGTGTTTCGAGGAAGGCCATGGCGTCAGTTCAGGCGGCGCGCCGCGTCTGCGAGTGAGCGCGCCGCGACAGCAGACACTTGCTGTTGGGTTGCACGGGATGCCGGCGCCTGGAGCACAAAGGTGTTCTGCACAGTGATGCCTCGCATGGGCTGAATGCTCTGCCCGCTGCGCCCACCAAACGCCAGCTCCGGCCCCTGCTCACCTACCACCCCAAAGCGGCCGGGCGGGATGAAGCCGCCGTCGGCGAAGAAGCCGCTGAACAGACTGCCAAGGGAGCCGAACAACCCGGCGATCTGCTTGCTGCCGCCGCTCTTGGCAGCCTCACCGCCAAAAGCTGCGGTCAGGCCCTCGGTCAGCGGCTTGATGATGAGCAGCTGCGTGGTGAGCTTGAGGAGGTCTTGCAGCAGCGACTCGAAAAAGTCTTTCACGCTGCCACCACGCTCGATGAACGTGCCCAGGCTGCTGGCGAAGGTCAGGGCCAGCTGGTCGGCGGCGTTCTTGGTCTGCTCGATAGCCTTGGTGGCCTCGCCGTTGATGCCGAACACGCGCGTGTAGGCGGCGTCAAACTCGTTAAGGCTGATGGCGCCATTGAACAGGGCCTCCTCGATGAGCTTGAGGTCATCGGCCTGCTGGCGCACGGCGCTGCGGCCGGTGAGATCTTGCAGGCGGCGGGCGCGCTCGGCAGCAGCTTCATCGGCAGCGCGCTCGGCTTCGTCTTGCCGCTGCAGGCGCAGGAGATCGCGCTGGCTGTCACCCTGCTGCTGGGCGCGGCGCTCGGCCTCCTGCGCCTTCGTCAGCTTGTCCAGCGCGGCGGCGCGTTCCTTGGCGACCTTGGCGGCTTCTTCATCGGCCTTGATGCGGCGGGCGATGGCGCTGGCGCTGGCGGCCGTGGCGGCGGCCTCGCCACCCTCAACCTTCTGCCCTTCTGCCACGGCGCGGGCGTACTGCTCGCGCGCCGTGGAGGCCGCGCCCAGCTGGCGCTCCAGCTCCTTGAGCGCGAACACGGTGCCGCCAGGCTGCAGCAGCTCTTCGGCGATCCTCTTGAAGTCGAGCCGGCGCAGCGTGTCGATCGCGGTGTTGGTCGCCGGGATGACGGCACCGGCGATCTGGTTCTTGAGGCGCTCCCAGCTGCCGCTGAGCTTGTCGATCTCGGTCTGCAGGCGCGCGGCCTCGCGCACGGTCTCGTCTGTCAGGCCGCTGAAGCGCTCCAGGCCGTCCGCGCCCTGATTGAGCAAGGGGATGAGCTTGGCGCCGCTGCGGCCAAAAAGTTCCACTGCGAGCGCGGCCTTTGACGGGCCGTCCTGCAGCTGGCTGAAGCGGGCCGCCAGATCGCGCAGCACGTCGGTGGCCGGGCGCGCTTCGCCGGCGGCGTCCTTGACGCTAACGCCAAAGGCGCGGAACAGGCGGGCGGCTTCCTCGTTGCCGGTGGCGGCCTCGCTGATCTTGACGTTGAGCTTGGTGAGGGCAGTATCGAGCGCCTCAGCACCGACACCAGACTCCAGCGCGGCCTGGCGCAGGTTGGCGAGCTGGACGGCCGTTGTGCCGATGCCCTGGGCAGCTTCGTCAAGATCGTCGATCGACGACACCAGCGCGCGCAGGCCGTTGAGCACCACGCCAGCGCCCAGCGCCGCCCCAAGCGTGCCGAGTCTTGCGAAGGCGGCGGCGGCGTTCTGCACGCCGCCGGACACCTGGCGCAGCACCGCACTGGCGCGGTCCTCGGCGGTGACGACGATCTTGGCTTGGTTGGTCATGCGGCGAGGTCCTTGGCAGCTAGGCGGTCTTGCAGGTACTGCAGCAGCTCGATAAGTAAGAGCGGATCGTCAAACGGGTGCAGCGCCAGGTACAGCGGCAGGCGCTCGGGCACCCAGCCGCTGCACCAGCGCCAGGCGTGGCGCAGGGTGCAGACGTCTGGACAGAGCGGCGGCGCGGCAGCACTGGCGAGGCCGGCCAAGCCGGCGCCGGCGAGCTGTTGCAGCACAAGCGGCTGCGCCTGACCCCGCTCCCAGGCCAGGCGCGCGTCTAGTTTTTTCGGGCGGCCTCTGCGCGGGCGGCGCGCTGAGCCAGGCGGTCGAGCAGCGCCTCGCGCAGGGCAACAGCTTCGGCGGGATTGGTGTCGAGAAGCAGCGGCACGAGGGCGGGAGCAAAAGGCACGTCTGGCGCGGGCTCAGCAGGCTCACCCGGCACCAGGTCGGCCTCGACCACGCCGCTCCAGCCGACGATGCACTGCTCGAGCAGGCTGCGGAAGAACAGCACGGCGCCGGCGTCACCGCTGCTGCGCGCTGCACCAGCCAGCTCGAGCTCGTGCGGCGTGGGCAGCCGCACGGTGACGCTCTTGCCCGCGGCCAGCTCGTGCGTGAACTCTCGCGCCTTAGTGGCGGCCGCCACCAGGCGCTCTACGTCGGCGGCCGACATCAGGTCGAGTACTCAGTGAACTGCGCGGCCATGGCGACGTTGATGGTGCGCTTGAGCACATCGTTGATGACCATGGCGGGGGCTGCGCTGTAGCTCCACACGCCGGTGCCGACCGCGCGAGGGATGCCGTTGGCATCACGGATGCGAATGGGGCGGTTGAACAGCGACGCGGCGGCCGCGCGCACCTGGGTCCAGAAGCTCATGGATTGATCGTCGTCGACATTGAAGCTGACATCGATCGGCGTTTGGTTGGTGGGGAAGCGGAACTGCAGCGGGTTGTCGATGTACTGACCCTCCTGGAACTGCTGCTCGCCGCCGGTGACGTTGAGCTCGTTGATCTGCTGCAGATCGGCCCAAGTGAGCACGGCGCGCAAGGTCCCCGCGCCCTGGCCGGCGGGGAAGGTGGCGGTACTACTGGCGTCAAAGCCTTCGAGCGTGACGTCATTGGTGGCCACATTGCTGACGCGAAACACGCGGCCGACGGCACGGCTCCAGCCCGAGCTGAGGATCTCGACATAGTCGCCGACGACAGTGCCGTGCGCCGCCGCGAGCGTGGCGACGGCCGGGTTGGCGTTGCTGATGGCCGTGATGTTGGCGGCAGTGCGAAAGGTGGCGGCAATGGACGGGACACTGCCGTTGACGATGATACGTGCCATGCTGATCTCCTGAAGTGATTTACTCCGTGTGCATCACACGGAAGGTCCAAACCTGACCGAACTCCTCGAGCTGCGGCTCGAACTGGTCTGCACTTTCGTTCTCGATGACGATGTCCAGCACCGCAGTGCCGCCGAAGGTGCCCTTCTTGCCGTTGAGCGCAAGGCGCACGGCCTCGCCCAGCGTTTTGAGCTGCGCGTAGGTGGTGGCCACCACCAGCACGTCGATCAGGCTGTCGACGCGGCGCTCTGCCACTTGGTCGAGCACGGGCTCGCGCTCGCCGCTCTGCTTGCTGTAGATGACCAGCGGGGCGCTGGTCTCTTGCGGCGCGGCGCCGCCGTAGATGCGGGCCGCAGCACCGCTGCCGACGATGGCGGTCACGCCGGCGGCTGCGTCCAGCAGGGCCTTGACAGCTCGTTCAGCACGCATCAGCGGTCCCGGCCGGTGGCGAGAAAGATGCCGACGCGGTTGTTGACGTAGGCGGCAAAGGCGTTGCTGGCCGGCACCTCAGACTGCTTGGCGGCGCGCTCCATGTAGCGGCGGCCCTGGAAGCCGGGGTGCTGCACGCTTTTCACCAGCGCGCGGCCGCCGATGTTCAGCGCGTTGGCGGCGCGCGTGACGCGGATCTCATGCGGCTTGGCACCGACCTCGACGATATTGGCGTAGTACGCAAGTTTGCCGCCGGCCTTGACGGTGCCTTCGACACGACCATCCCGAAACGCGCGGGTGCTCACGCGAATGGAGCGGCGCAGGTTGCCGGTGCGGCCCACCGGCGCGTTGGCGCGCGCGGCCTTGCGAATGATGGCCACCGCAGCGCGCATGCCGCCGCGCATGATGTTGCGGCGCAGGCGCTCCGGCAGCGCGGAGAGGCGCTGCTTCAGGATGTCAAAGCCCTGGATTTTGACGTTGAACTGGACGGGCATGGGCAATCGCTAGGTGGCGCGGTACTCGGCGCACATGAGCTGCAGCTCTTTGTTCGCCTGCAGCGGGTTGATCACGGCATTGATCTGCAGCAGGCGGCCGCCGAAGTTGACGCGCATCTTTGGCGTGATGCCCGCGACCTCCGTGCTGTAACGCAGGCGCACGCGCGCGGTGAGCTCGCTCTGCTGCTCTTGGTTGAGGATGAACTCGCGCCCGGACAGCGGCTCGACGGCGGCCCACACGGTGGCCACGGGCGACCAGGTCTTGTTGGCGGTGCCGTAGTCAGCGTCGCGCACCTCGACCGGCTGCTCGATGGTGATGCGGTGGCTGAG